GTATAATCAAGAAAAAGAAGGCTTACCATGGTATAAAAACCCATCAATGAAAGCCGTAGCAAGATTTTAAGATATGAAAATAGGTTTTTGTGGTACAATGTCGGTAGGTAAAACAACGTTAGTAAAGGCGTTAAAGAAATTACCTGAATTTAAAAGTTATGAATGTAGAACTGAACGTTCAAAACATCTAATGAATCTAGGAATTCCATTAAATACGGATTCAACCTTAAAAGGTCAAATAATGTTCCTATCAGAACGATCAGCAGAATTAATGCAAAAAAATATCATAACAGATAGAACTGTTATAGATGTTATGGCATTTGCTAATTGTTCTAAATCAATGAATTATCCTGATAAAGAAAGTTTTGAAGAATTAGCATGTAAGTTATTAGGCGAATACGATTACATATTTTATGTTTCACCTGAAGGAGTAGACATAGAAGATAATGGTGTTAGGGAAACAGATCAGGAATATAGAGAACTAATAGATTTTAACATCCAAAATTATTTAAATAGTTACAAACATAGAATTCAAAATATGGTTGAGATTAAAGGAACAACAGAAGAGCGCATTAAAGTAATACAGGAGACACTTTCTCCACAATATGTATAACAAATACTTTACAATGAAAAAATCTGAATTAAAGGAAGCAATCAAAAACAAAATCAAATCTGTACTATCAGAAGATATAACTAATAAGGAATTAAAAGAAGGTACTTGGAGTTCTGGAACTTATAATGAAATTGGTAGATTTATACAAGATGTAAAAAATCTTAAAGATAAATACTACAACATAGTAGGCAACGATGATGTATTTGATGGTTTAGATAGAGCTGAAGAATCTGCTAGAGAAATGATGATAGATGCTCCTGAAAATAGATCAGATCTTAATGAAGATAAACCAGAGGATGATATGCATGATGATCCAGGTGATATAAGAATAGATCATGACTACTACACAGAAAATTTAAAAGAAGAATCAAGATTTCCAATTCAAGCAGACATTGATGATATTGAAAATTCAGGTAATATAGACATAGCATATGATAAAGCTATGAAATTGTTAAAGTCGTTAATGAATAAAAGTGTATCATTTGCTGATATAAGAGAAGACGAAGACGAGGATGATAAAAAAGCATATAAAGGAGCTGCTAAAATAGGTGAGAAAAAATCTAAAAGAGATAAAGCAATTGATGCTTATAATGAAATTGGGGGTAGTGAAGAAGTAAAAGCAAAAGCAAAAAAAGCAAAAGAGGGAGATAAAGAAGCTTTAAGTTGGTTAAAATCAAATCAAAAGGTAATAAAAGCTTATAATGATATACCAAAATAAAAATTTTGAATTACCTTCTTAAAGATATAAAAATAGTTTTTATATTAGTTCTTGCGGTTGCCCTTATTTTAAGCTTTTTATTCAGACCATCAACCCCAATAGAAACATACGAGACTGAAATTGATGTTCTAAAACAAGAAAATCAAAAACTTTTACTATCAAACGATAGCATAAACCAAATCAATACAAGGTTACAAGAAGAAATTACAGTTATGCTCTATGCCATAGACAGCACAGAGGTTATATTAAAACAAACCGAAGTAAAACTTTCGGATTTAGAAAAGAAAAGAAATGAAATATCTACTATCGTTACTAATATGGATAGCGATGATATTACCAACACATTCTCAGACTATCTTAAGAGGAGAAATAAAGGAAACCGTTAATTTAAACGGAGACACTTTGGTAATAATGCATCTTGAAGACGCTAGAGTCATTTTAAATGATTTACTAGAGTATGAAATCGTAGATAGTCTACTCACAACTTACAAAGAAAAAGATTCACTAAACTCTAATAAAATAGAAATACAAAAAGATATCATATTTAAATTAGTTGAAAAAAACGATAACCAACAAACTCAAATAGATAATTTTCAACAAATACTAGATAATAAAAATGAAGAATTAGGTTTTAAAGAAGATACGATTAAACAACAAAAAAAAGAAATCCGAAAACAAAAACTACTTAAGTTGGCTGGGTTCACAAGTTCCATTATATTACCCATATTAACATTATTAGCTTTATTGTAAATGAGTGATATTAAAAAGGTTATAAGACAAGAATATTTAAAATGTGCCAGTGACCCAGTACATTTTATGAAAAAATACTGTTTTATACAACACCCTCAAAGAGGTAGGATTCAATTTGCACTATACCCATTTCAAGAAAAAGTATTATCACTATTTCAAGACAACCCATATTCTATTATTTTAAAATCTAGACAGTTAGGTATATCTACATTAACAGCAGGTTTTTCATTGTGGATGATGATATTCCATAAGGACAAAAACATACTCTGTATAGCAACAAAACAAGATACAGCTAAAAACATGGTTACAAAGGTTAAATTTATGTATGAAAATTTACCTTCATGGCTTAAAATAGCAGCAGATGAAAATAATATTTAACATTAAGACTATCAAACGGGTCTCAAATTAAAGCAACCTCAGCAGCTTCAGATGCAGGTAGATCAGAAGCAGTATCTTTGCTATTAATAGATGAGGCAGCATTCATTGAAAACATTGGAGAAATATGGGCTTCAGCACAACAAACACTAGCTACTGGTGGTGGTTGTATAGCATTAAGTACTCCTTACGGTACTGGAAATTGGTTTCACCAAACATGGGTAAGGGCAGAAAATAAAGAAAACGACTTTTTACCAATTAAACTTCCATGGTTTGTACACCCAGAAAGAGATGAAGCATGGAGAGCAAGACAAGATGAATTACTAGGTGATCCTAGAATGGCAGCACAAGAATGTGATTGTGATTTTAGTACTTCAGGTGATGTAGTATTTTATCCTGAATATATGGAATTTTATGAAAAAACTTACATTAAAGAACCTCTCGAACGTAGGGGAGCTGATCGTAATCTGTGGGTATGGGAACCATGTGACTATTCAAGAACTTATATGGTGGTGGCTGATGTGGCTCGTGGGGATGGGAAAGACCATTCTGCATTTCATATTATTGATGTGGAAAACAATGTGCAAGTGGCTGAATATAAAGGACAATTAGGAACAAAAGAATATGGACATCTATTAGTAGGTATAGCTACAGAATATAATGAAGCACTATTAGTAATAGAAAACAACAGCATAGGTTGGTCTACAATACAAACAGTAATAGATAGAGGATATCAAAATCTTTACTATTCACCTAAGAGTGGAGAAGTAAGAGCTGATTCGTATTTTGACCAATATATGGATACATCAAAAATGGTACCTGGATTTACAATGTCATCAAGAACAAGACCTATGGTAGTAAGTAAATTTCAAGAATATTTAAGTGATAAAGGTGTTACCCTTCAAAGTAAAAGGTTATTAGAAGAAATGAGAACTTTTATATGGAGAAATGGAAAACCTGAAGCACAACAAGGGTACAATGATGATTTAGTTATGTCCTTTGGTATAGCAATGTACATGAGAGATACAGCATTTAAATTTAAACAACACGGGGTAGATTTAACTAAAAGCATGTTAAATAATATGGGTTCTAGTAATACTAAACATATAGGAGCTTATACCCCAACAACAAATAAAAACCCTTATAAAATAGATAATCCCTATTCTGGCGGAGAAGAGGACATTAGCTGGCTTTTATAATATTTATATAATATATACGTTATGGCAGATACAAGATTATTTTCAAGACTTAAAAGATTATTCTCAACAGATGTAATAATTCGTAACCAAGGCGGCAATCAGCTTAAGGTTATGGATATAAACAAAATCCAACAATCAGGGGAATATGAAAATAATTCATTGGTAGATAGGTTTAATAGGTTATATTCTACATCACCTACTTCACTATATGGTTATCAAAGTAACTTTAATTACCAAACATTAAGACCACAGCTATACTCAGAATACGACTCAATGGATACAGATGCTATTATAGCTTCTGCTTTAGATATTATAGCAGATGAATCTACACTTAAAAATGATATGGGTGAAGTATTATCTATACGCTCATCTGATGAAAATATCCAAAAAATACTATATAATTTATTTTATGATGTTTTGAACATAGAATTTAATCTATGGCCTTGGGTTAGAAATATGTGTAAATATGGAGATTTTTTCCTTAAACTAGAAATAGCAGAAAATTTTGGTGTTTATAATGTTATACCTTACAATGCATTTCATATTGAAAGATTAGAAGGACAAGACCCAGACAACCCATCTGATATTCAATATGCATTTAACCCAAATGGGGTTTCAGCAGGTGGTTATGGTTATTACAATGTTCCAAATGCTGGAGATATAAACCAAAATGCTATTATATTTGATAATTATGAAATGGCTCATTTCAGGCTATTAACAGATACAAATTTTCTTCCATATGGCAGATCATATATAGAACCAGCGCGTAAACTGTTTAAACAATACGTTCTAATGGAAGACGCAATGTTGATACATAGAATAGTAAGAGCACCTGAAAAGCGCATTTTTTATATGAACGTAGGTAATATCCCACCTGCTGAAGTAGAAAACTTTATGCAGAAGACTATTTCTAAAATGAAACGTACACCTTTTACAGACCCACAAACCGGAGAGTATAATCTTAAATACAACATGCAGAACATGTTAGAAGATTTTTACATACCAGTTAGAGGTAATGATACAGCAACTAAAATAGACACCACACCAGGATTACAGTATGATGGTATTGCTGATGTAGAGTATTTAAGAGATAAATTATTTGCAGCACTTAAAGTACCTAAAGCATTTATTGGATATGAAGGTGATGTTGAAGGTAAAGCTACACTAGCAGCACAAGACATCAGATTTGCTC